TTCTTGTACTTAAAGGGTCAAGATTTAAATCTATAGCTTTTTCAAATGGAGCTCTTGCATTTGTTCCTTGAAAACTTTTTTCTAACAATTTGCCACCGAAGATTGTGTCATTTAAAACTTCATTAATAATTTCTAGGTCAGTTGTTTTAGCTGTTGTTTGTAATATTTTATTTTTATCTAATATTAATTTACCACTTTGAAATAAAGCTTCTCCAGCAATTTTAGATTGTTTTGCTCTAAAATTTAATTCACTTAATATTTTTCTTGTTTCTTTTTCGGCAGCAACACCTTTTACTGTTATTGCCATGTCTTCATCTAGAAGGTTTGGAGTTTTAGCAAATCCTTTAGCATTTACTTTTTGAGTTACTAATCCAGTAGCATTCACTCCTAATCTAAATTTATTACTTGATGGTCTATCTAATCCAAAAGCAGTAGCTGTGCTTCTTAAGGCATTAAACATGAATAAACTAGGAGTATATACAAATGCATCAGTTCTATCTCTGAGACCTCCTCTTTTATCAGTACCTGGACCACCAAACTCAATTTGATAAGCGTCTCTAATAGCATCAGCTGTTTTAGACTTTGCAGACTTACCACCAAAAGCTACAGTATAAGTTATTAAGGTTTCAGGGTCTTTAGTGTCAGGTGCTAATGAGTGTATAGCTCTTCTTATTTGTTCTCTAGAAGCTACATAGTTATGTCTTTGTGGATTATTGCTAAAAGTACTTTGATGATACTCTCCTTCGAATACAGGACTTTTTTCTCCAGTATTACCTTGATATTGTTTTTTTCTTTTATCAAATTTACTTCCAATATCTTTTTTTCTACCAGCTCTAGCTTTTCTTATATTTTCTTTTTCTCTTGCATCAGTAGTCTCAGTCACACCATAAGTACTATCCATAAAATCATTCCAATCTTTGATTTGTTCATCTGTAAGGTCTGATGGATTCATTAATGTCTTATCACCATCTTCATTTTCAGCATATCTCATATTTTTCCATGACTTTACAGGTAGACCGTGCAATTCTGTTATGTCACCTCTAATCTTTCTTAATGTTGAAGCTAAACCTTTTAATCGCAATACAGCTCCGTCTTTCGACAGTAATCCTTGTGTAAGTGCAATAACCATATTTGTACCATTTAAACCACCAGAAGCTGCGATTCTCTCCTGTAGTTCAGCATCAGGAATACTTTTTGCTACTTGTTCCATTTCGTATGCAACATCAATAATGTCTTCTAGTTCTTTGTCTGTAGGCATCCTGCCACCAAATCCATATAAAGCTCCTTCTCCAGTCTGTTCCACATACAGTTTTGTTTGATTTAATACATCATCAAAATTAGGAGTAGACTGTTGGTGTCTATTGATGTGATATTTATGTTTGCCTTTTTTCTTTTGAGCTGAGACAAAAGCTTGTGCTTCTGCTTCTGATTCAAAGGTTCCAACAGGTCCTGATATAGAACCCTGACGTGACTTTCCTTTTCCTGATTGTGTCTCTATAACAGTAAATAAATCTTTGTTTGCATCTGAACCAGCTAATTCACTTGCATCAAATATGTGTCTCATATCAGCACTTTCCATTAATCTATTTATTTCTTCTGGTGAATAATTAGTTAATGAATATGCAGACATTACATTGTTATTAAAAGAACCATCAGGTTTACGATTTTCTTTCTCTAGAGCGTAGTAATCAGGAGCAGTATTTATAGCTACTGCTTGTATACTTTTTTGTATTTGTTCAAAGGAAGGCATACCTTTTCTTGCCATGTTTTTAACTTTGTTATCAAATACGTTTGCATCAATTTTAAAATTACTTCTTAAATCTACTCTTAAAGGATTAGTAACTTTGTTAAGAACTTTACTTGAAAGCTGACCAGCACCTATTCTTAGAATACGTCCAACTGGTCCAGGCATATCAGGAACCAACATATTCATAAATTTACCTGTCAACCTACCACCAATTCTATAAGCAGCACGACGACCAATATCTATAGATTCACCTTTTACAGTTCTTTTAAAAGAATCAAAGTCTTGTTTTCTTTGTAGAAAATCGTAACCTCTAGTAGTTAGACCACTTAATCCTCGAAAACCAAATGATTTAGCAGAACTGGCGTTTCGTAAAATGGTATAACCTTTTTCATCAAATCCTTTTGCTTCTCTGATAGACTTGCGAAGTTTTATACGCATGGTCTATTCTCTCAATAATAAAGATAATGATTTGTAATAAACCCTTCCATCTTTCATTCTTGCTTGACCAACAGATTGTATTTCGTAATAATTTCCAGTTGAAGGTTCGTGTAATCTATCTGATGATTTTACATCAGTATCACCGGGTACTACTGCACTAAATGTTTTAGTAGTTGTGTTTCTACCATCTCTACTTTCTGATTCACTGAGTAACACAAATCTAGTCGGTACATTAGTAGCTACATCTGTCCATGCATCATTGACTAAACCTCTTTCATCATATGCAGAAGCAGTAGTTCTTTGAACATTGACACTATCTATTAATAGTCTTCTAGGAAATCTTGCTGGCATTAGACAAAGAACTGTCTTCTAAAAGGTGCCAGTAGTGTTAAGTCAGATGCAGTTAGTACTGTAGCAGCATTTAAAGACAGACCTCCAGGATAAGATACAGAGTAATCTCCTACTCTTTGATTGTCTGTAAGTGTAAAGTTTGATACTTCAGAAGAAGTTTGTCCTTTAATCTCTGCAGCTTCTTGTTGTGAAGCAATAATTAAAGTAGATTCTAATATTCTTGCAGCTGACCTTTCAGTAACTGATTTAAATTGAATTGGTAATTCAGGACTAGTACCTGAGCCTCTTGCATAATATCCTGCGTTATAAACAACTGTAATGTTAAGTGGTCTAGCATAAGACCATCTAGTTCCTATTCTTGTAACTCTTCCATTAGAGTATTTAACAAAGTCTTTTGAATTACCTTCTTCTAAGGTTGTGTCATCTTCTGTTATTGATGTTATAGAGTTAATAGGAAGATGTGTTAAAAATATATCTTTTGTTTGGTCGCCAGTAAATGTCTCTGTTTGTGTAGCTTGTTCTACGTCATATCCGACATATTCTTTGATAGCAGCTTCAACTAATGGAATTATATTATTAGTTAAGTGTGTCTCTAAATCGGAGGATAGAGCAAACTGTACATAGTTTTCTACATCAGAGGCTGTACAGAAAGCCATAAGTTAGCCTCCTGTTTTATTTATCTTCTTTCTTGACTTTGGCAGCTTTGTTTTCTACTGGCTCTTGAGCTTTAGCTTTTGCTGGCTCTGCTTTAGCAGGAGCTTTTTTAGCAGGAGCTTTCTTTCCCCAACCTTGCTCTTTTAACCAAGCAGTTGGATATTCATGTCCAGCTTTAGCAATTAAGTCTGCTTGACTTACAGGTAAGTCTGCAGAAACGCCTTCCCAAATCTTTCCATCAGGGAGCTTCCAAATATTCTTTTCTGGTATTGTATACATAATAATTATCCTACCTTACTTCTTACGCTTTTTAGGTTTTTTCTTTTTCTTAGGTTTGTACATTCCGTAGCCCATAGTTCACTCTCCTGTGATTATTCTTCTGTTACTTCGTCAGTACTATCCTCAACCTTCTCCTCATCAGAAACTTCTTCTTCAATTAAAAATTGTTCTAATGTTGCCTCAGCATTTTTATAAAATTCTTCATCTCTCACAATCATACCAAATCTTTCTACTTGGTCTTTTGTGTCTTGTTTGTTTACGTATCTCATCAATTCTCCTCTTGGTTTAAAGGGCGAATACAAATCCGCCCCTTATAAACCAAATTTTTTACATAGCTGTAATAGTACAGAATGCAGTTGGACGATAAATTGCAAATCCTAATCTCATTGTCAATCTGATTGCCAATTGATTCTTTGCAAAGAAATCGCTGTGGCTGTCGGAAACAGCTAGGTCAACGCCTTCTCTCATAATTACTTGAGCAGCGTCACCACCGCCAAACTTACCGACGAGCATTGTTCCTTCAGCAATAACTGTTGAAGGTACTACGTTTAATCCCCAAAGTTTTGGAGCAACGTCTGCACCGAAACCACCGGCAACGACAAACAATGGGTTTCTTGAACCGCTTGTTTCTACAGAGCTTTCTTCTGTAACAATGTCGTACCAATCAGATGGGTGCATAACAATTGAATCTGGTTCAACGAATGCATCTTTTCTGATTTCTGTGATTGCTTGGTAAACTTGACCGATTTTTCTTAACTTACCTGAGTAAGAACCATATGCAAAGGTATTAATACCTGATTTGTTCAATACACCAGTTAAGTTAGGAGCACTTCCGTCACCGTTAATAAGTTGGTTATCCAAGTTCAATTTCATCATTGTTGATAATCTTGAATTGACATATCCTTGAATTCCAGCAACATCAGCTAACAATTCGTCAGTTACAGGTAAGAAAGTTGCCATCTTTCTGATGGATTCTGTTCTTTCTGTAAATGCTAAAGCACCTTCATTAGCGGAACTAATGTCAGTAGATTCAGCAACTGCACCAGCATTGTTGGTGAATGTTGTTTCTTCGAGATAGACATATGCATTTTGGTTAGTTTGAATTTGGTCAAACAATCCAATAACGCTGTCTGGATTACGAAGAGCTGTCTCAAGAATTCCAGGAGCTCTTAGGCTCTCTGGAGCATAACCAGTTGTATTCAAGGTTGTTTTAAATTCAACGCCTGAATCTACACCTTTAACACCATTCTCATTGTATGCTTCATAAGCTTTTGTTCCTGTGAACATTTCACCAATTGTTTTTGGTGATTGTGCTTCTTCTGCATTAGGAATAGCATTAACAGGTGCTGAGTCGACTTCCATAGCTTTTTCGTTTTGAACTTTTGCTTCTTCGATTTTTACATCATCAATTAGTCCAGCAAGTTCTGTGTTGAGACCTTTGATTTTCTCTTTAGCCTCAGGTGTGTACTTACCGTCTTCTTGTGACTCGAATGCAACTTTGAGTTCTTCACGAGACTTTGCTATTTGGTCTTTGAGTTCTGTTATTTTACTCATTTAACTTAATCTCCTGTGATTATATTATTCTTCGATTAAGTCAGCTTCCAAGGACTCTGCAATAACTGCTTGTCCTTCAGCCCAGAGTGCATCAGATTCTTCGTCGATTACGGCTTCAACTTCAGCTTCACCTTCTGCTACTTCTTCAGTATCACCAACAGGTACAGCGTCTGTTTCTGGTTCAACAGAAACTTCTTCTTCCTTTGGCTCCTCTTCTTCAGCAACTTCAGGTTCTACGACTTCAACTTCTTCAGTAGTTTCAACCACTGCCTCAGCTTCATCGGTAGCTTCCACTTCTTCCACAGATTCCTCTTCAACAGATTCTTCTGCTTCCTCGACGTTTTCTTCTAGTGCAACATCATTATCAGCTCCGAATTCAGTAATGAATTCGTCAACCTCTGCCCAAGCTTCAGTTAAATCTTCTTGAACAGAACGTAATGCTTCTGTAGCTTTCATACCTAGTTTCCTCCCGTCCTTAGCACGCAACATCGCTATGGCGTTAGCTCGTGCCATCAAGTCATTAAATGCGGCAAGCACATCTTTAACTTGCTGTGAAAAAGAAACTTTTTCTTGTGATTCTTCTTCAACACTTTCATCTACCTTGTAATATGATTTACCATCAACTTCAACAATGTTTATTGTTTTACCAGTTGAATCAGCTTCTGCTAATGCTTTAGCTGGGTCTTCATATATATTTTGCAAAGCTTTCTCTGGTTGTGGGTCTAAGAGATGGTCTCTTATATCGTTAATGTCCTTAGCTAAGTCCTTAACTTTATCTACCCACCAATCAGGCAACTCTGCATTTTCGTCTTTAGGTAAATTCTTTAAAATATCTTTCATATCTTCTGCGATAGTCCCTAAGGCTTGCATAACAGTATGTTGTGGCGTATGTCCTTTATCACCTTTACCTATTGCATCTTCATATTCATCATGAGTCTTGCAAGGCATAAATACATTTTTACCATTTACTTTATGTGTGTGTACACCTACTGCACAAGATAATTCTTTTGACCTGTTCATAGCTTCACCAGGATTGTCAAAGACATCTTTTGGATTAGCTGCTTTTTCTTCAGGTTCTTCTTTAATCTCTTTAACAAAAGCTTCAACTAAATCTTTATTAGATTTAATAGCCATTGTATAAGTTTCTTGATTAGCTCCAACTAATACTGGGCTAACTTCAAATACAGTTAAGCTTTTAAGATATCTGGCATCTGTTTGTTCATCATTGCCAACCTCTTTAAACTTACCGTGTTCAGCATCATTTACTCTATATCCAAATGACCATTGTTGAAGCTCACCCATGTTCTTAACAAGTTTGTATGCTTCTTGTCCAGAATCAGTATCCATGAAAAATTCACCAACAAACGTTGCTTTATCTCCATCTTCTTTGATATAGCCTTTACCTATTGGCATATCCCATTTGTGAGCCCAAACCATAGGAACCATTCCTGAATCCCATTTTGATTTGATTGCACCTGGAACGACTACATCGCCGTCTGAATCTAGGTTATTGAATACAGAAAAAACTGCTGATACTTTACCTTCCGCTTCATCATCAAGCTGAAAGTCTATACTTTTGATTTCTTCTTGCATGCTAAATAAAACTCCTATAGTAGCTACAGTTTTATATATTTATATTAAACAGATGCGTTTGAATTTAGTGTCTTTTCTTTTGTAATATCTTTAATTACTGTTAGTTTTGAAATAGGTTGAGTTACTCGTCTATCTGTTTTCTTATGCTTTCCATTTTCTAAAATAGCCCAAACTACCATTGTTGCAGTTTTGTCTTTACCATTTACTGAAGTAACTACTCCGTGTACTGTTGAAGGTGGGTCCGGGTCCTTATTGATTGACCAACTGACAGACTGCCCAACTCTAACACTAGCTGCTTTCTCCCCATCTTTTTTAGATGAGAGTGGATGAGAAGAAGGAAGCAAGTCTTGGTCATAAGGCTTTCTCTTAAATCTACCAGTTCTCAATGCGTGAAGGAACCCGTTAACTCTGGCCACGCCCCACTGCTCAGGTCCTGTAACATTACCACGAACTGAACCAGGGCTTGTACGATAAGCACCTACACCTCTACGGAACACTGCAATCAAAGTTCTTAAGTTAGCCCTATGCTTAGGATTTTTTGCATTATGTTCCTTTACCTTGTTAGATAATATCTTTCTGACATTAGCAGAAACCTTTTGTGAAAATACTTCATCTAGTATTTCGCCTTGTAATTCTAAACTTTTCTTTCTTCTTTCACGGACAAGTTTTTTTCTTTCATTTATAATTTTCTTCATAGCAGGAACACCAATGTTTGAAACACCACCCCATTTAATATTTGCAATAGTTCCATTCAATCTTGTGTTACCTTGATGTCTACCCATAAATCTTTCTCTTCTTCTTACCCAGTTAAGAACTGATTCACTTCTATCACCTGCTTTGTATTTAGCCCAGTTTCTGTAAGCATCATTACCAGTAAATGAAGTTGGAGGATTACCACCTGTTCCAGCTAATCTCCAGATTTCTGGCCAGTTCTCTTTTAAATCTTTTGCATAAGCAAATGGAAATTCTTTATATTTAGAATTAGATATTCTCACTTGCATGTCATCACCTGGACTTGGAAAGTTTGTTCTATCTTTTTTTGGTTTTTCTTTCTTCTCACTACGCCATGAATCAGAATCAATCTCTTCTAATGCTTCAGCTTCTTCTGTAGAAACTTTTATTTCTTCTACTTCCGATTCTTTTTTCATGTTACTTAAAAAATCTTCTGCTTCTTTTCTAGTCTTAAAACATTTAACAACTTCCTGATTGTCATGTTTGATTACACAGAACGCACCATTAGGCATTTGAGCTACATACTTTTCTTCGCTTATTCTTTGAGGTGATTCAATAACATCTTGCCTCGTAGATTCAGGAGGTAAAGCGACTGAACCTAATAAAGCTTTACCTTCTTCATCAGGCGAGAATCTATCTCTTTCTAATAAAGGTTGACCATCTTCAGTTATTTGAACTGTGTTTAATGGTCTTAAGTATATATTGTGTCTTTCGTCAGCATCCAGACCTACTACTTTTCTAGCTTCACCGATTGTTATCCAACCACCTTGAACACCTGTGTTTACTCTCTTGTATAACTCATCCATATCTTCAGCAAGAGCTCTAACTTTATTGAAGTCAAATTCGCATGTTGCATTGTCTTGACCAAAGTCTGGCTCTAGTAATTGATGTGTTAATTCAGAAGCAACCATCTTCCATAGTGGTATAAGTTTTTGTTCTGTAAAAAATTCTCTTAATTCTCTTGTGTTGTTATAAGTTGCAGAATCTAAACCTGCACCAAGTCCCGCTAATATTGCAGGAACTCCAAGTACTGCAGATATTCTTTCTTCAGGTAATCTTCTTAATTCTTGAAGTTTCATTTGGTCAGGTGAGAATGAGACTATATCAACATTCATTGAACCAGATAAAACCATAGGAGCACCTCTGTTATTACCACCAAACTTTTGTTTGTATGATTCAGAAATAGCTTCTGCTTCTTCTCTAGTAGGACCACCAAGAGAATCATTTCTTGGAGATAGAACAACTCCAGGTACAGCCATATTGTGTAATAGAGCAGCTGACCATTGTCCTGCAGCTTCATCTCCTAGTATTTCTCTTAACACACCTTTCAATGGTGCATGACCTCTTCTGTGGTCATTAGGGTCTATTCCTTGTCGGATATGTACTACGTCGCCTACCGGAATCTTTAAGTTTTCTCCACCTTTTCCATGTTGATAATATTCGTAGTGTGTAATTAGTTCTTCAGAGTTACCTCTTACTTCAACAAGGTTTGGCATTATAGGAACTAACTGAACTACTTTACCTTGTGCATTTCTGTTCTTATAAAGAAAAGCATCACCAATGGTATTTATTGCCAAAACTATGTAGTGTGACAATAAACCTGCAGACATAAATGGATTAGGTCTTTTGTATAAACTTTCTACTGGATGATTATTTAGAATCTCTTTATTTCCAAAGCTATCCATTTTACAGATTTGTAACAATGGTTCTGAAAAAGCAGTAGATAAAACATTTAAGCAAGCGATGACTGCGGAGTTAGCAGAACCATCACCAATCTCTCTTAACTTGTCTGACTCCCAAAATCCAGCGGATGTATTATATCCATATACAGATAAATCTGCACCATAGGTTTGGTTATAGGTAGCTGTAGCCTTACTTTCAAACTCCCTACCTCTTAGAGCATCGAAAGCTTTTTGAAATCTATTTCTTTCTGCCATTAATTAATATGCTTCCCAGACGCGTCTTTTCTGCATCTCTTGAGCTCCAATAGCTAATGCGTCTACCATGTCATCATGCGAACCTAGTGGAAATGCAAGGAGCTCACGCTCTAGGTCCGGTAGCCATGGTGCTTCCGCTTTTAAAAGTACATCTCCGCTTTCCATCCTAGCTGATAATGGCAAAGCTTTGGTTATTTTATCTTTATCTGCTTTCATTTCTTGTACACGATATCCCTCTCTTGAAAGCATTTGAGAAACAGTTTTAGAAAGACCAACATTTTCAATACAAACATGTGTCCAATTATATTTCTGATACATAGATTGTATTTCAGGAAATACATCAGGTCCTTCAACCTTTACTCTTTTTACATCATTAACAAACAATGTTCCATCAGAATGTTTTGCAAAATCTACTATTGCTGTGTAATCAGAACTAGTTGCTGTAGTTACAGCTATATCAGCTGCACCAAAATGTGTAAGTTCTAATGGGTCCCAAGTACCACCGCCACCAGACCACAAACCATTTTCTGTCTTTTAATAATAAGATAACCAATGTGGTTTGAATAAAGATTGTCCATCTTCAATAAACTCCGCAAGATACTCTTGTGTATAAATTACAGAACCAACTTCTTTTTTTGCAACTTCAACTTCTTCAGGGTCAATTGCTGGATTATCTACAGTTGCAAATCTAAACGTTTGCCAGTTGTCATCATCTTCTGCCATCTTCCATAAATCATAAAACCAATTGTTCATTCCCATAGGAGTAGAGATAAATAAAGCTCCACCTTTTCTTTCAGTAAGTGTTGGTCTTAAAACTTCTCTCCACACTTCTGGTTTAACAAATGCTGCTTCATCCATAACTAGAAAGTCAAGACCCTCACCTCTTAGCCTTTGTGGATTGTCTGCTGACTTAGCTGCTATAAAACCACCATTCTCGAAATGTACTTCCATATTTGCTATGGATACTTTTGGTCTTATCTCTTGAGGAAACGACATAGCCGCTGCTTCAATAGCACGCCAGCCAACACGAGCAATAGAAAAAGTAGGAGCAACCCACCACGCTCTTTTACCTTCGAGAGCTGCTTGAATACAAAGTTGTACACCGAGTCTAGTCTTTCCAAATCTTCTTCCTGCACAAAGTACTTTCCATCTAGCTTCGGAATGTGCGACTTCTTCCTGTGCTGGATGTAGCAAGGGAAGTTTGGCAGAATATTTCATTCCCCTTCGTAGTCATCCCAAGTTTCTAATAAAGCAAATACAGTTTCTTCTAACTTATCTAATTCCATTACGACCATACCGTCTGAAGTTCCATCAGGCATAGCTACAAAAATAAAAGGTTTGTTATTTCCAATTGCAGAATTGTTTTCATCAGATTGTTGTTTAGCAGCTTTAAACTTTGTCCATAATGATTGAACTTGTTTACCTGCTTTAACTTCTACACGGACATGACCTAACCAACTCTCTTCGTGTCCCATCATTGAACGAAATTTAGTATTAGGTATTTTTAATTTCTTTCTAGCAAGGTTTTGTTTTCTTCTACCTTTGTTTCTATTACGACGTGCTCTTTGAGCAGCTTCACTTTTTTTTGGGTCATCAGGATTAAATCTTTTTTGTCCCATAGCTACATTAAATCCTGGACCTTTCTCTCTGAGTTTTCTTGATTTGTATTCAGAATATGTTTCATCATCTCTCATGTCAAAGCCTGACATATTACCACCTATACTTTCTTTTCTTAGCCTCCGTATATTTTCTATAAGAGGTAGCTGTTAAATCACTTGGGTCTTTTTCCCATTCTACATCAACAGGAGTTTCAAACATCACGTTTCTTGAAATAAGTCTTTTCATAATAGATTTACAAGCAGGACATTTAATCTCTGGTTCTGAATTGATTGAATGAGAAATTTCTGCATTAAGTTTGCATTCATCACTAATACATTGATAGTCGTATCTTGGCATGTGGTAAGTATAGTAGTTATTTTGAATACGGCTATCCTATGGACAGCCGATGATGGGAGGAGGTCGGTGTGGATGCCGACAATTCAATATTAGCTGTTCTTAACTTTCCTAGTGGTATTTGACACCATGTCTGAATAAAAAATATTTAAATAATTTTGTATGAAATAAGTTACATCTTGACCGATAGGTGCAATAAATTTTTCTACCATTTGATTTTCTTTTATCATGGATACTAAATATTCTTTTTCATTTAGAACTTTTATTTTGAATCTGCATCCTGCGTATATAAAATCTTGAATCATGGTTCTTTAAATATACCACAGGGGTTTGGTATTTAATTATGGTAAGATATTCAGATGAAAGATAAATTTTTAGAATGGGAAGACAGAATATTTACTGCACCTTACAAGTGGTTAATAACAAAAGGATATATTGCAGCAAAGAAAATATATTTATCTATGGAAGATTTATATGAAAGGACTATCTATGACGAATACAGAGGTAATCCAAACTGGGCAGGTGATGATTGATGACTGCTGAATTTGTAATTGTTGCAGCATTAGGAACTGGTTTAGTTTTTGGAATGATGATTGCTTTTATTTTAAAATAGAAAAAGAATACCCGCCTCACAGGACGGGTTTAATTCTTTAGATTCTTACTATGGTCTACCATAGAGATTACTTTGTAATCCTAATATCTCTAAATAAATATCCAATCAGGTTTTTCATTTATATTTTTAAATATCTTCGCTAACATTCTTACATCTTCAATAGCAGAGTGTGCTTCATAAGTTTCATCTAGTAACCATTTAGCTACATCAACTTGTGAACTAGGTTTATCTGGATACATTTGTTTTATTTCTTTCTTAGTATCTCGCCACTTACAAAGCGGAGGTAGTAATTTATATTTTTCACAAGTCTGTTCCATGACTAATTTATCAAAAGCAAAAGCATTATGTGCAACTGCAGTCTTTCCTGTCAAAACACGCTGTACTTCTGGATACACATCAGTCCATTTTTGCAGGTCATCTCTCTTAATAAATTTATCAGGCTCATAACCATGTATCTCTGTAGCCCAATTCTTACCCTCAACAATGTAATCTTTGTGTGGTTCTATGAAATAATGGTACTCTTCACCGCTAGATAAATCTATTAAGGCTAATTCAATAGGGTCATACCAAGTCTTTGATTTAAAATATCCCATTTCTTTGGGTGGTGTGTTGTAGATATCACACCCTGTGGTCTCAAAATCAAGTATTACAAACTTATCTTCCATCATCATCCAATGGTTTTAGGCGTTTAATCTTTTCAGGTATCTCATATCCCTGTGTTTCAAGCCAATAAAACATTTCATGTCTGGTAAATGGTCCTACTAACATAGGCTCATCATCTTTGGTAAGCCATATCTCCCAATACCAAACAGGTATTTTAGCTTTTCTTCTTTTCCTTTTGCCTTCGTTCTCGTCGAATAGCTCGTCTCTCACGTTCAGATTTACCACCCCAGATTCCAAATCTCTCTTTGCGTTCTACTGCGAATTCTAAACACTCCTCTCTGACTTTACATTCTTTGCATATAGCCTTGGCTTTGACTGTTGAGCCACCTCTTTCTGGGAAAAACAAGTCCTGATTCTCTCCCGTACAATTAGCTTCTTTGTAGAATTCTGGTATCTCTAGTATGTCAGCCAGCGTCGCTATAAATACTCTCCCTTATTGATACCTACATAGTAGAGAGATACCTAAAGACTTAATAGATTTAATAAGATATACAGCATAACCATCCTAAAGAGCTTTATTCTTTGATATTTTTCCATCTTGAGTACGGTATGTGTCGAAAAAATTTTTTTTTCTGGGGTATACGGGGTTGTATAGTTGAAACAACGTTCAAAACCGAACCGCGTGTGGGCGGAGCTAAGCTAATCCCCGTATTCTATTTGGAATTGTATAACCTCATCCTTGTCTCGGAAGTCCATGGTTGAGCGTTTGCCCCATTTCTGTGGGAACGACCTCTCTAAGAACCAAGCTGACGCTTGCCACGTTCCATTGTCGGCTGCTTTCCTTATATTCCTTATGTGCGCACCCTCAGCCTCAGCTCTTGCTTTTTTTACTGCCTCCGAAAACTCCGAATACATGTTAATAACCTCGCCTTCACCGTCCTCCAGTATTGCTGGTAAGGAAGAAGGGTCACCTGACTCTAGGGCTTTCTGATGGTCATCACCCCTTTTCATCCAGTCATAGTAGGTAGAAGCAGAGATACCAGCCATAGTGGCAGCATCTTCTTGATAGTAACCAAGCTTTAGCCAATTACATATCTCATCAATCTTCTCTTGAGTTAACTTACTAGGTCTTGCCATGAGGACATCTTATCACAATAGAGGTGAGAAGTGGGGGATAGGGTAGTGACGAGTTCACCTCTACATTGAAAACTAGAAAAAAATTTGCGGGGAGCCAAGTATGAAAATGATATATCTTTTTTTGATTTCCGTGTACCCCCCGGGTCATGGGTAAGAAGATATACAAGTGAAGAAAGGAAATATATGAACAAGATAATATGGCGACTTAGATGGTTGCTTTATTTAAAGAAAGAGGGACTTAATACATGGACAATGTTATTTAAGAACCTATTAAGAAAGGAGAGCATATGATAAGGAAACTTATTAAATTGCTTATAAACAATGAAGTCTTCATGGATTACATTCCGTGTTCATGGGGATTAAGACTAGAGAACTTTGTTTATGGAAGTACTGAAGAGTATGACTATGAAGAAAGAACTCTTAATTACTGCGAGTTTGTGTAATGAGACCATGTGCAGTATGTGGAATACCATTTCATTACATAATGGTTCCTGCTTGTCAGGAATGTTGTAGAAAGGAGAGCGAATGTATCTAACACTAGATATGTTAACTGACCCAATGTTCTGGGTTGGATTACCAGTGTTTGTCTTCTTCTTAGGTGGTAAGTTGTCACCTTTGAGCCAGACAAAATGGTATCGCAAGTTCTACAAGTCTATAGGACTGTAGATAAATCAAGCTCATCGTAATGGTGGGCTTGGACTTATCTATATAGGTAAGAGAAAGGAGACTGACATGTCTCAATCTAAGAAGGTTGAACAGTCAAAGCTTACACAACTAGATGAAGCTATAGAAACATCTGTAAGTATTGTTAGAGGCAACACTACAGAGAAACTACAAAGCGACGGACAAATTGTGTACACAAGCGAGACTGGTACACCTACAAAGCAGACAAGTGTAGTTGACAAAATGGCGATTGCATTTGCAGAGAACTTCGACGAAATGGAGGATGTATTCCTACGTTATGTCGCAGAGAAAGGATAGACAATGGTCTATAGAGAAGATGAGCAAGCTCCCTTTGACTTTGACTGGGAAAAGTTCCACGAGTTCGAGGTAAAGCTCAATGTTCTTCGTAACTCAGTAAGAGAAATACTGGATGGAGATGAAGAACTGGACGTGCTCGATAAGAAAACAATAGCAAATATACACAAAGAGTGGATGATTAAATCAGGAATTATCCATGAGGACCGTGTAAATATGTTACGAAGCAGAAATAGTAACTTAGCTAAAGATATTACAAGGCTTGAACGAAAGGTTAGAAGGCTTGAAAAACAATTAGCTAATAAATAAGAAAGGAGATTAGATGATATATCTAATCAATTACATAAGAGCAGAACTTAAGCTGCTCAGAGAAAAGAGAAAAGGGTATGACGATACCTTTGACTCTGTAATAGACGAATCCTACTTTACGGTAGGAAGAAAGGAGTAAGATGTCAGACTTACTCTTAGTAGGTAGTGGTGGGGGAAAACTCCCACCTACTCCTAGAACAATGGTCGCTTCATCAGATGATGGAGAGTTTGAGGCCATAATGATGAACAACAATATGTTCCACGAAACGAGAGAGGACTTTGCCACTCCGTTTAGTGAGGACATTTTATATGAGAAAGGAGCCAACTAATGGCTATAGTAACCAAGTTCGTGGACACCATGAACGCAATAGAAAAAGAAATGGAAGAGTATCACGTCGACCTATTAGTGATGGACGAGGTGAAGGCTACCATTGATGCAAGAGGGGTAACAGATGAGGATGGTATCAAAAATATCATTAACGAAATCTGCATGTCTTTTGCAGGAGAGTTCGATAGAGGATATATATTCAAACATCTTAAAGAAGATGAGAATGTAACTATCGACTCAGCTTAACAGCTCGGAGCCCATTACGGTGGGCTCTAGGGTGTTAGGAAAGTCCTAATACTGTATAACAAGGAGGCAATATGTCTGCAACATTGGTTATTCATCCTGCTACTAAAGCAGAGATGGATGACATGATGGACTCTATGAAACTAGAGTCTGAAAGAAATAAAGAAAGATTACTACAACTAATCTGGCTACCAGAAGTAGTTGAGGTATATCTTCAAGAAAGAAAAATAAATGGTAACCTTCCAGCTGCTTAGAGAGTCTAAGTATGGAAGGAAACAGGGATTAATGTTTACTAGCAATAGCATTAATACCAGGAAGGAAAAATATGAAACTATATCCTGCTAGCGATAGCAGATATTCAAATAGAGAGATATGGCATCCACGATTCGACACCATCTTCAGAGATGAAACAGATGAAACGATGTACTATCTTGAAATTCCAGTTATGTATTGGAGTGACATACTCAGTGGTGATTATGCCGATTGGGATGAAATTACAGACGAGCTGGAAAATCTATCTTATCCAAGAGATACACTAGCTGAAGACTATGCAGAAGAGAATGCTATAAACTTCAGAAGTAGTGTATTTGGTAAGATAAACAGTTATGTCAAGAGTAGTATTCTTTGGCATATGCAAGACCAACTACAGAACAATACCAATCAAGCTATGGTGTTGGGTGTATCAGTTTGGACTGAGGTTACAGATATTACTAATGCAGTAAGATACAGACTAAGCAGTCCTCACTACTGGGGTAGACAACCACACATACTATCTAATGATAGTGATGGTAATATCCGACAGATATCAACCAACTTAGCACTAGCTAAAGATACTGGTAGGTTCGAGTACAAACGTTGGTTGGAAACACAAAGACCATACACACAATGTAAACTATGTGGTCTGTTCAACAAGACTAGAACAGATATGGTTCCTGTCTATCATCAACAAAGAAGATGGCAGAATCGTAAGAACGTATGTATCAAGTGTGTGTGTTCATTAGTAAAAGGCGATAACCTCGGTGATGTTGGATATGATGGGGAAAATCAATTGATTATCTCTGACAATGATACAACATACAGTCATCTTGACTGTCACAACAAAGACTATCTTGTTACGATAACAGGTGAGTATGGTAGAGCCTTTAGAAAGATTGCTGAGATAGAAGATGAATGGCATGTCGATATACTCAATGAAATTAAGCTTGTTGAGACAATTGATATACCTACATGGGACTATTCATTTGATACAAGCATACATGCTTGGAACTGGAGATTCCCAATCTTCTTGACTACTGCAAGACCTTATGGTGACAGTGGTAGTCATTTCTTTGAGAGTCATTCTCTAGGATACGATTGGCAAGACCCAGATTGGTATGCAAACACAGGACCATACTTTGGTGCTGAGTTCGAATGCTTTGTCAGAAATGACAGACAAGACTTGCGTGCTAACAATGAGGTCAAGAAAACAGCAATCAAGATGTTCCATCCTACCGACTATCCAACTGCATATACACAAGATGCTGAGCATCAATTGATATATGCTAAGGAAGACGGTAGCTTAAGTGATGGCGATGGTGTTGAGTTTGTGTCTCAACCACTTAGCTATGACTACTGGATGAACCATGTACCTGAAAGATTCTGGGACTATTTCAGAAACAACTTCAGAGCAAGGAACTCATCACAGTGTGGTATACACGTACACATAGGATGGGAATCTATGGATGTAGTACAGAGATATATATTCCTGTACTTCTTGAACAGAATGAACCTAAGCAGTTCAGAACTGTTACAGCGTGTTGCTGGTAGAGGTAGTACATACTACTCAGTATGGAACTCACTTGTCTATCAAGGCTCAAGAGACCAAGTGTTTCAAGTAGCCCTTGAGAAGACACAGACAGGTGACAATCCTAAGTACAACTCTATCAACACAAGACATGCAGACACAATAGAGTTGAGATACTTTCAAGGTAACACTGGAGAGAACTCAATCAAAGGTATATTCCAATTCATCAATGGACTCTATCGCATCTCAGATGAGTTAGCTAATCCACACAGGGATTGGGATTATACAGAAGAAGAGCAACCAGAAGAACTGAAGTTCCTTCTAGAAGGAATCAAAGAACAGACGGACTCTACCTTCTTAAGACAATTGATGAACACTGAGAGACTAACTGCAGATGATATGAAATACTTTGTCAACAGAGTTGGTATAGATTGGATTCGTACCAAACTCAATGATGAAGAGTATGGATATATGGCAGACAGGTATCTAAATGTTCCATCAATATAAAGAAACAATAGAAAGAAAGGAGATTACATGTGTGTAATCGCTAGCCTCCCAAGAGGCAAAAACATATCCAACAAGAACCTCGACCAAATGTGGAAGAGAAACCCAGATGGTGGTGGTATTGCTTGGATACAAGATGGTAAGATTCAAGTCTACAAGACTATGAAACTCAAGGACTTCAAGCAGAAGTTCAAAGAGGTTACCAGTAAGTATGGTGATTCAGACATACTAGTTCATATGAGGATAGCAACTCATGGTTCAGTTTGTCTTGATAACAATCATCCATTCCATATCGATACGCAGACTGTGTTTGCTCACAATGGCATTATGCCTAATGAGTTTCACCCACCTGCTAAATCAGACTTGTCTGATACAAGATACTTCAACAAAGTATTCTTGCAGAACATGAAGCCAATAGCATTGGACGACGAACTGTTCCGTACTGCTATCGGTGACATTATCGGTATGGGTAACAAGCTAGTTATCTTGTCAGCTAACAAGAAGCTCAAGCAAGATTCATATATCATCAATGAGCATATGGGTCAATGGGTCAAGGGCGTATGGTATTCCAATACAGCTCACATCCCAAGCAAGGGTATCAAGTATGACAAGACAGGTGCAACAATTGGCAACCATCAACAAGGTACGATATGGAACTCATTTGATGGGACATTCGAACATGTTGATGACTCATGCGAGATTGAGATAGCGCCAGATGTTGACAGTTCTTGGTTTGACGAAGTAGAAGTCAATGACGAGTACTGGTGGTGTGAGACTATACCAGAGCAGGAGCTAGAGAAGGAATCAGTGCAAGAAGAGATTGCACAATTCTTGGAAGCTGCTGAAGGTAAGTACTTGTATCAATATGAAACCTTTGATGATTGTATGGCAGACTTTGCAATACATTATGATGGTGGTTTCAGATGTTGTGAATGTGAACTACCAGTCAAGGCTGAAGCTGGAAAGGTCGTAAGAGATTGTGACGTGGAATGTTCAGCTAGGGTGTTCAGCTAATGGGAATACCTGACTGGAACAAAACAGAACAAACAGTAACTGTTGAGAATACAGCAACTTATGTAGCTGAATTTGATGTTGATTACAGTATGAGCAGTGAAGTTCGTATTGATACAATGCATTCAGGTAGTGCAAGTTACAGTGAACGTGGTATTACTAGATACACAATACAAGATATTGTTGATGATGGTATAAATCAAGGTCACTGGGAACAGGATGAAATCGATAGAGGTAACATTCCTACTCTTGATGAAATCACTGAGTATGCAAGGGAGATGCATTACAACATCGGAGAAATCGACGATTATGATGATATCGAGTATGACAATCATGACCAATATGATTGGGAGATATCAGATATAAGTATAAGAAACTAACAAGGAGGAAATATGACGGAAGTCAATTTCGAATCGGAGGGACGCGCAAGGTCTCTCCGAGAAGCAATACATTATAGTATGGACACACAAGTGAACAGCTATAGTACAAGACCAGCATATTACTTCTTCTCACCAGAGAAGATGATAAAGAGTTGGACAAGAGCTACTAAGGTAGAATCTAACTTCATAGATAACTATGGGATACCAATGGGTATGGAACTAGAGGTAGAACGTAGAAACTATGTTGGACGACAAGATGATGCAGACAACATTAGACACATCAACAAAGATGCGATGTGGCAATACTACATCAAACGCTTTGATGAGTATACGAATGATGTCACTGCTGATGTTGTTGATACACCAGTACAGTTCTTCATAGCTAAGGAAGATGGTTCACTTAACAATGGTGTTGAGTTTGTATCTCAACCTATGACATTGGGTATGTGGAGGTCGATACCTTTGAAGTTCGAAGACATTACAGGTGATTATGCTGCTTACCATAGACGTACTACTGGTTTGCACATACACGTACCTAAGGGTGCATTCGAAGATAGTCATCTACACAGATGGTTACATTTGATGAAAGCATTGGGTAGTACTCCTGTAAATCACAGAAGACTAACTAATGTCTTGTCACTTGTTGGTCAGAGACAGTTTAACAACTGGGCAAGGTTCGAAATGCCAGAGTTCAGAAATGTTAAATCATCTCTTGCACAAGTAGCTATTGATAGAATCAATCACGATGGTGGAAGGTACAAGTTCTTGAACTTTCAACCTAGTGCAACTATTGAGTTGAGATTCTTCAAGGCTAACATGCAGACACATAGGATACTTAAGAACTTAGAGTTTGTTGACGCAACCTATGAGTTCACTAAGGGCATGACTGATATGACACAATGTAATATCAACATGTTCACTTGGTATCTAAGAAACCATTCAACCAAGTATCAAAACTTACTTGAATATCTTGACGCACATAGTGACAAGATTGATTGGGACTACAAATATGACCTTGACTCTTTTGAGTTGGAGGCACAAGAAAATATGAGGGAAGGAGAGTTGGTATGACTATACCACAATGGAATCTAGCAGAAGGAACAACTACTAGTATAAGCAACTTAAGAAACGCAGGTAACTGGGATGACATGGGTGTCTACTTTGATATATCACGTACTGAAGTAAGACATGCTTATCACAGCACAAGTGCTCGTGTTTCTATTGATACACTAGTAGAACTTAACTTACTACCAGAGTCAGCATTCACTATTGAAGAAGATTCAATGGGTGGTACAAATGTTGAGTTCATAGGTGATAGCTCAGATATGAATCGTGCTATTCAAGAGTATGTTGACAATCATATGGATGGTGATGATGAGTTCATGTATTCAGAAGCACACGATGAAGACCATGCCGAATGGTACGGTCCAGCTAGTTATGACGATTACTTTGATTGGGAATAGGAGGTAATTATAGAAATAATATACTACTTAATAAGAGCATTCATAGTAATAACACTTGTGTTTGTTGCTATTGTGTTCGCATTGTACTTGTGGCTATTCGAATCTAATAGATAGTAAGTACTTAGCAGGCATCTTCGGGTGCCTGTTATAGTACCTATTACATAAGGTAATTATTTAGTGAGCCAATAGGAGTAGTCTATCCTAGGATATTTCATTAGGAAAATGGCCGACCTCTCCCCCTCGTGTCCCTCAACACATAGGGAAATTAGTGAGCCAATACCAGAGGTCTATCATTTTTCTCAGGCATCTGGCATCTAACTTAAAACACAAAGTCCAATGTTTATAGGGTTTGTGTCTTGTAAGTAAGTTTCTCTTCCACGCTGTCTGGGCCAACGCCTTCTTGTTCACGACACATACCTCAATGTTTATGGGCTTGTGTGTCGTGGCAGCGAAGCAGCGCAGCTCGCTGGGCCGTCTGGTTTCACAACACATTGGGACTTAATAAATTTATTAATTCTTCTGTAACCTTTTCTGGTTTCTGAGTGTCTAAGTAAGGCAAGCAGAGGAAGGATTGTAATGGAAATTGTTGACCAAGAACATATTGAAGCACTTATGTCTAGGGTTGAAACTTTAAATAAAGAAGTTGATTACTTAAGAAAAGTAAATGAGATTTTATGGTCTTATATACCAGAGAGCGATTATGAACTTAACGAAAAAATATCTAACGAGATAAATGAATTGGAGGCAAAGTAATGGATAAGATAAAAGAATTACTGCAAGAAGTATTAGATATAGCTGAAAAGTTAGATAGCAATAATGAGGATTCATTAACAACAGACCTACAAGAAGATATTTATATATTTTTAAGGAGTGTGTAATGATAACAATAGATGATGTTAAATTTATTATAGAAGAAGTATTCGCAGACTTTTATGAGAGCGCACTAGGTAAGAATAGTAGTGGCGAATATGATGAAGATGTTAAGAAGTTAGATATTGCAGAGCAAAGATTGTGGGATACATTAAAGTTTATTGAAAGCGATTATATCTCACACTATAGAGAGGATGTGTAATGATAGAAGTGCTAGGTGTCTGGGTAACATGGATGGTTATACAGTATGCATTGTTTGATGCAACCTATGATGATTGGAAAAAAGATAGTGATTATTA